CCGATTTCCGTGTTGATGTAGAGGTCGCCGCCGACCTTCACCATGCAACGGGTGCCAAGCGGCCTTGCCATGTCAAAGACGCCAATCAGCGACCAGTCATTCGCATCGCCGGGGTCTGAACCTGCATAAAATGCAACCTGCCCCTGCGACGTCAGGAACACCGCCCGGTCATCAGGCCCGACACCGCCATCCCCCGTGTATGTTCCCATCGCAACGAGCGTGCCGCCACGGGAGAACACATCGCCCAATTCAAACGTCGAGGCCGCGCCCGCTATGGACCCCGTAGGCAGATAAGCGAATTTCAGGCTATTCTTGACCACGAAGTAAAGCCGCGACTTATAGACATTCACATGGCTAAAGTTATCGCTGGTCGTTCCCGTGATCGATGGGGTCGCCCATGCCGAGCCGTTGTAATGCTTGGCCGTGTCTGTGCCGTTGACGCAGAACAGGAAATGCCCGCCGCTTGTCGAAAAGTTCACATGCTGAAGTTTTGAACTCGTCAGCGTCGTGACGGATGACGCCGCAGCGGTCGAACTCGTCACATCGTAGATCGTGTCGTTTGAAGCCGCGAACAGCTTATTGGCGCTGGTGCCGTGATAGGCCATCAGCGAATTAACAGGCGTGGTTTCGGTTGTGTCGGAGTGCTGCGCCCAGCCGGAGCGCAATTCCACCGTGTCAGCTTTGGGAAAGAAGTTTTCAAGGATCAGCGCGGTTCCAGGCTCGCCCAAAGCGACGTTGTTGACCGCCACCCACCCCTTTGTGGGCGCTGGGATGAATTTAGGCGCAACAGTGCGGGACCGCTGCGGGTTCTGGCGCAAAGCCTGAAGCATTACGGGATCACTCGCGGGTCGGTCGGGGCGGCGTGGGCGTAATCATTGAAGAAATCCGAGCGCAGGGTGATGACCTGTCGCCCGTTATCGACGCCGCCCGCCTTTTCCACTTCCATCTGATAGGTGCGATAGTCTTCGGCGTAATCAAAGCCTTTGGCCGCCTTAAAGCGCCAGACGAGGCCGAGTGAAATCAGCCGTTCGGGGATCAGGGCGACATCGGTATCCGCCGCCCAGCGAGCGCGAGCGGTCGCGCCGCTTTCGTCCGTGATCCAGTATTTCGAACGATATTCAAGTTTGACGTTATCGCCGCTTTCCAGCGCCGGGTAGAACTCAATCGCATCGCCAAACAGCCGCCAAACCGGATTGACGGGTTCAGTATGCGCCGTCTTGTACCGCATCATCTCATCGTCGTTGACCATTTGCAGCGGGAGTTCAGGGCTTTCGTCAATCCAGATGGGATAACCCGGCGCAAAGCGGTCGAAGTCGGACGGAAGGTTGAAGACTGTGCTTGTGCCATCGCCCGCCAGCGCGCCCAGCTTTTTGAGCTTACGCCAGTCATAGCGGCGCGAAAGCGCATCACCTTCGATCAGGGAGAGCGTTTTGAAAATGGTAATCGTCGGGTCGCTGCTGGCATAGGCCAATGACGGGGAGTCAAACCCGCATTGCACCATAGCGTCCTGAATGATTGTCAAAAAGCTCATGGGCATGTCTCCGCTTCCAGTGTCGTTTCCGACAGGCTGGAGGCTGCATTCAGCGTTGTTTCACTCAGGGCAGAGGCCGATGACAGCGTGCCTTCCGACGCCGCCGTGGCGCTTTCCAGGATGGCGTAGAAAATCTGGATATTGAAACACAGATGCGATGAAACCGTATCGCCGGTTTCCGTGATGGCAGCGGCCCCGACAACCGGAAGCGACCCGCTTGAAGAAAGTGTATCGTCAGCTTCCGTTATGGAGGCGCTGCCGGTCGTGCCGGTCGAATTGGTCGCGGAAAGCGTGTCGCCTTCTTCAGTAATGGAAGCGGAGCCGACAACAGCAACCGCGCCAGCACTTGAAACCGTGTCTGCGGCTTCTGTAATCGCCGCCGCGCCAACGATGGCGACTGCGCCCGCGCTCGAGACTGTATCAGCAGCCTCGGTGATCGAGGCAGAGCCTACTATCGCGACCGTTCCGGCACTGGAAACAGTGTCCGCTGCTTCCGTGATGGAAGCCGAGCCGACTACGGTGACGACGCCTGCCGAACTTGATGTGTCATCGGCCTCTGTGATCGAGGCCGTGCCTGTTACGCCCGCTGTGCCTTCGACAAGCGAACGAAGGACGAGAAGCATTTAGGTTAGGCCGCCTGATACTTGGCTTGAAAATCGGCGTCCGTCAGCACTTCAACCTTGCCGGGGGCAATAACAATCGCCCACATTTCAGGATCAATCGTCGCGCCCTTGTAGCTGAGTGCGCCATTGACATTATCCGTCATAGTGATGCAGCAGCCCTCACCGAGCCAGAACATGAACTCTGAGGCGGCTTGTGGACCGCCTGCATATTGCCTTGCCTCCACGGGCGAGACTTTCGGGACATATTGGGCCATCAGAGTTCCCCTATCGGAATGAAGTTGAGTGGCGGTTCGTAGCGCATCTGGTCGCGTGTGAAGCAGATCGCGGCGCGATTGCTGATACTGCCGCCGCCGAACGTGCTAATGGCAGGAGCAAGAGGACCGCACACCGTCGCCGCCATCGTGACGAATGGCGTCACCGTAGTATTGGGGTTATTCGTGATCCATGCCCCGTTAGTGCCGATCCAGACCTTGCGCTCTATTGTATTGACGGCCATCATGAGCCGAGCCGCGCCAGTGAAATTGAAATAAGGCGCATCGTCCCCGCCACCCCAGCCATAGGACTGCGAACCATAAAGTGTAGACCCCGGCGCTGTGCCATCCATCACAACGCCGAAATTCGTATAGCCTGTCCCATCAGCGCCGCTTATATGATCGAACTCGCAATACCAGCACCCAGAGCGCGCTACGCTCCCTTTGACTGTGCGGTAAAGACCTACGCCGGGGTCTGTTATCGTCGCTTCGCGCGGGCCGTTCAGCGTGGCAGACGTTGATGCTATATCGCTTCCAACCAGCGCGCCGTAGTCAGGTTGACGCCCGAAGATGGGATAACGGAGCATTACTGCACCACGGTTAGATTAACCGTAAACACTTCCGAAGAGCCGGGGGTATAGGCGGCGCGGGCTTCCAACAGGCCGTAGAGCGTCTGGCTTCCCGAAAGATCAACCGCAATGGGGCCGTAGTTCGCCGCCCCATAGGCAAGGGCGCTGTCTGAGAACGCGAAGAGAGCCGTGAGATCAATCGTGCCGATGTGGTTCTGTTCGTTCAGGGTAAACACGCCGTTGTCGCCATTGGTGACCGTCGGGCTGCTTGTGAACAGATGCAGGCGGAACGAAGCGTTCGTGGTCGAGGTGTTCGATTTCTTGAGGCGTGCCGCCGTGATCCAGCAGCGCCCCGGCGAGGAACGCCCGACTGTCCACGACAGCGGAGTAACGCTGCCCGCCGTCGTGTTGTTCGCGACCAAATCCGCCGAGGCATAGGCCGTGGTGTTGGCGGGGCGCGTGAAGTTCGCGGAGACGACTTCCGGCAATTGCGCGACATTGGCCGTACCTGCGATGCGTGCCGTGACGCCATAATCGCTCGAACCCGGTTCCGAGTTCTGCACCTTCGCAAAGCCCGCTGCCGTGCTGTCATCGGCCAAGACGACACGCTGGCGATTGACGGTATGCGCGCCAACCGTGAGTTCGCTTGTGTCGATCTTGTCGCCCGTCGAATCCGGCGCGACTTGCGTGTAGGCGTCAGCCATCAGGCATTCCCGGCAGTAAGGGTAAAGCTGGTCACCGTCACCGACTGACCGGAGGCTATGGACGTATTATCGAGCGTCATGTCGCCGCCGCCGCCCGTAGCCGTCACCGTGCCTTGAATGTGGGCCGTGGTGCCGTCCGAAGCGTAGATGCGAAAATGCGCCGCCGTGCCGGTCGCGTCAGCCGACGCATCCTGCCATGTGCCGGACAAAGCCTTGGTTCCAGACGAAGCAGCCGCCATCCAATCGGACGGAAGCGAGAGGGTCGCCAGCACCGTGCCGCTGTCCGCCGCCGCGACGTTGGCCGGGGCCGCGCCCGTGCGGATCTTCAGGACCGCAGAGACGCCCACGGTCGTTTCCACCGCGTCGAGTTTCGCGTTGCGAACCGCAACAGAGTATTGCAGAGCCATTAGGCAGCCTCGTCTTCAGGTTGATCGTGTTCGGTCGCTTCTGATTTCGGGGGACGCCCACGGCGCTTTGCGGGGGCCGCTTCGGCCTGTTCTTCCAGCATGGCGCGCAGGGCCGCGATTTCTTCCGACTGCTGCCTCAAGCGCAGTTCGACCGCGTGTTGGTCCTTGGCTTCCAAAAACGCCTTCGCTTCGATCTTGTAGCGGCGCACATCGGGCAGCTTGATCATCTGCATGACCTTTTCCGTCATGCCCGCCACATCCTCGACGCTCTGCAAGCCGCAGGACTTGAAAATTTGAACTTGTTCAGGCGTCAGGCCCGGCCATGCGCCAAGAGGCGTGCCATGCACAGGCGCGGCTTGCCCCTTTTTCCATGCTTCATAGGCAGGCTCGATTGCATCCCAATCAGGGGCGGCCATGACCTTCGGCGTAATCAGGACGTTCGTGGTTGACATGCTAATCGCGCCGGGCCGGGCCAATTCAACCCAATGCCGCTCTTGGACTTCGCCGGTCGGGAGCGTCTTGTATTCGGCGTAGAACCGAACCGGACGCGACACAAATTCATTCGTTGCCATTTACTCTCTCCATTGTAACTAACGGGGATTTTTAGGCCCCCGTTAGTCTGATTTAAGGATTAGGCCGCGAGACCGTCATCCATTTCTGGGTAGGCGATTTCAAACTCCGCAAAGCTGCCGGAAGGCGTACCAATCGCGGACGCGCCCTTGCAGTTCTTAACGCGGTCGCCTGCAACAACAGCATCGTCAACGCTGCCAGCCGTAGCCGTCGCATAGACGTTTGCGTTGTCGAGGAAGCCGGTCAGACACAGACCGACGGCCTTGCCGTAAATCTGATACCACCCGTACTGGCTGGCGACGTTTGCCGACATGGCGACAGCGACAGGCCCGATGGCGTT